GCTCTGCGCTCTTCCCTTGCCATCGCATCAAGCGTGGTTGAGTCCATGTAGACTTCAGGGATGCAGTAGTCGAAGATTTCTTTTTGCTGGTTCCAGCAGTCGTTGAACGTATCTTGCGGCCCGACCATATCCCGCATCAACGAAGGCCGGTTCTGCCCATCGCCCGGAGCCGGATGCGCCACCCTGACGCGCTTGTCCATGGATACGTTCCACGATTTGCAGTACGCGTCGCCGCAGATCACAACTTTGCAACCGTCAGGGAAAATCTCTTTCAACCGTTCCCGTACTTCCTTCGGCGCCGCCCTGAAGAATGCCGGACGGAAGTACGCTTTGTGTCGCGTGACAAGGTTCTTCCACGTCTCGCCCGATGCCGTGTTGAGCCGTGTCCCTTGCAGCACTCCAATGCGCGCCATGCGCTCATAGGCTGATTCGCCCGAGGCGTCCCCTGAATCCCGGATCAGCGATTCGCCCTGCTCATTCACTGCATCGGGATTGTCTTCCTGGGCGGTTTCAATCTCGAGTTCTTCGGACAGAATCAGGTAGGGGAAGTTCGCCAGGTCTTTCTGTGTAATCGGCGCCTTGCGCTCAAGCGTGCCGTATACGTTCATGATTTCAGCGCGCAGCGGGTTGCCTTGCGCATCGACCCCATAGCGGATGTTGGGCTCTGAGGTCTCAACCTCGATAATCGCCGTTCCGTCAGTGCAGAAGAAGCGCGCGATTTCGGTCTGCACCTTCTTCATATCGTTCGCGGTTTCGATGAAGACGCGGTACTGATCGGCGGCCCGGGCTCCGATGATATCTGCGGTGCGATTGGTCCTTGCCTCAGCATGTGCGCCTGGTGAATTTGCCGTCAGACCAGCAACCAACGCTCTCAGAAACGGGTGGTAGATGTTGTAGACCTCTTCGTAACCCGATTCCTCAGCTGGGTCTGACGATCCTGCACTCGCCAGAGGCGCAAAGCCCCATGACTGGTAGTTCCAGTAGATGTACTGAACGCCGCGGTCGTAGAACCTCTGGCGCCGAGCGTCCATGACCTCTTGCCGGCGCGCGTAGAGTTCGCGTTGCAGTGCCTTGCGCAGAAGATCCTTGAGCGCTTTTTGGAGATCTGCGTCAAGTTTCGGGAAGCCGTCGCCTCCAAACTGTTCCTCTTCCGGAGTAATGCCCGGCGCGATGCCTGCGAGTTCCGATTGAGCGGGCGGGACGAGCGAGAGAGAGGTTGCCATCAGTTCAACTCCGCCCTCTGCTGAGCTTCGGCAATGCGCAGCGCGCGCTCACCGCTCAGAATGGCAATGATGGCCTTGCGTAACGTGTCGCAGCAGAGAGTGCGGGTGCGCTTGAAGTTCCAATGGCCGCAATACGGGCACAGAATCTTGCCGAAGCGCTGCGTCTGAGGACCGTTCAACTGATCCTGCACGAGCATCAGGCGCTCATGGGCGATTTGCTCTTCGTTCTTGGCTGCCTCGTCCAATCACTTCCCCCGCCCTGCTTTGCGCAGTGCCCCAAGCTTCGATCGTGCTTCTGATTTGATCCGCTCAGCCGTCGATGCCGAGATGTTTCCGGCGCGCTCGGATCGGGTTGCGCCGCTGATTGCCAGTCGTGCATGATTGGCATCGTTCATCGGAAAAGCCCGTTTCGAAGGAATTCCGAAAGCACTCTTTGGCATTGACTTGCGGCGGGCTGCATTCAAAAGGCTCATCTGGCTCCTGCTCTGCGCAAAGGGCCTTTCCGGGTGGGCAGGCCCGCGCGCGGTGTCGCAGCAAAGTCATGCAGTGCTTTGTGCGACATTCTCAGCAGGCCGCGATTGCGCTTATAGAGCTTCGAGGGGTCGTGCTCCGCAATCGCCATCGCTTCCTGCTGCTTTTTGCTGACGCTCGGCATCGGTCCGTTTCCTCACGCATCTCAGGCACAAATCATGCTTCGAATCCGAGTGCAGCCGCCGGTTCGCGAAACGCCCTTTCGAACGAAACAGCGCCTTGCGGCCGCATTCAGAGCAGCGCATTAGAACCCGGCGAGAATCCGGTAGCTGATCTTGACGATCACGCTTCCGCCGCCGGTCGTGAAGTCGCCGGTAGCCGCATAGAGTCCGACTGGAGAGTTCAGCAGCACGGACGCGTTGCCATTGGCAGGGGACACAGGAAGGGCCGATCCAATCTGATTGGTCGTTCCCGAACCGCCTGTCAACACAGTCGCAGCAATCGAGGCTGTCGCTGCGGTCTGAGAGGCCTGCGTACCGTATGCAGCTGTGATCACGCCGCCTGAAGCAAATGCGGCAGTCTTTGCCACCTGCTCGACAAACAGCCGCTCGACCTGAATCAGCTTCCCTGCCCCAGGTGCCGGAATCAACGGATACCCGACCGTATTCAGCGTGAGCACCGAAGCATTGGGGATATTGACCGTCATGGTCTGCGAGCCCACGAGACCCTGCCGGTTATCCCAGAGCGCTACGCCAGAAGGCACGGTCGCCGCGTTGAAGATGGTGTTGGTTCCACCGACCGAAGTCCATGTTGCATCGACAATCGCCGTCCCGCCGCCCTTTGCTGAAGCCTGATTCAAGGCTTCCTGGAGGCCGAAGGTCCCGGATGTGACCAGATCCCCCTGCCCATGCGCATTGGAGAAGGTCGCTGTAAATGAGCAGTTGGTTGGGTACTGCACAGTGCAGCCCGACACCGAGGACGGGGTCACAGTCTCAGCCGCTGCGCCGATGCCAACGGTCACTGAAGCCGATGTTGAGATGGGTGCGAACTGATCGCCGGACGGCGTCACAGCCACGCCCGAATAGAGCGTCACCGTGCAAGCGCCGGATGCTGTACAGCCCTGCGAAATCACCAGCGGCGACGTGTTTCCAGCGGCACCAAAGGCGAAGTCGCGCGCGTTGTAGAGGCCTGCAAAGACGGAGCGGTTTTGTGCAGCAAGAGGCAGGGTGAGAAGCAGTGCCCCGAGTGCGAGTAAGGTCTTTTTCACTTCGATGTCTCCTTGGGGCGAATGCCCTAATAGAGGCCGCCGAGGCCCGCGCCTTCGTGCTCAGCCGCTCCTTCGTTCCCTTCGTGCTTGCCCTCTTGCTCTTCCTCGCCCAGGAACTGACCGAGGTTCTGCTTCAGGCTTTCAAGGTTTTCGGGGTCGTGCTCTTCGTGCTCAGGCTCCCCGCCGCCTTCTACCCGATGCTCATGGACGGTTTCCCCGTCATGGTGGATGTGCACATGCTTGTGGCCTTCCTCGCCATGCACCTTCGAGATGTGCGCATGCAGATGGCCGATGGACTCGTGATGCTGCTCGCCATGCTCGGGGTGATGGGTCGTAAACGTCCCGTCGCCGTGATCCGTGATGGTGTGCTCAGAGCCGTCGCCTGAAGACTTGCCTTCAACGGACTTGCCCGGATCCTGCTTGCCCTGAGCCTTCGAGTGCATCTGAGCAGCTTCGGTGTTGTGCCGATATTGGCCGGCTGAATCGAGCGGGGTCAATTGATGGCCTCACCTTCCGGCTGAGAAGCAAGCGCCCTCTCTTCGTTGACGAGCTCGACGAACAGGAGCCTGAGAGCATCTTCGCGGCCCTCGACGACGACATGCTGGAACTTCGCCTTCTCAATCAGCTTGTCGATGAACTTGGCTTCCTCGGATTCCCGAGCCGCTGTCAGGGCAGCACGACCGGCGGCGATACGCTCGCGCTCTTCATGCTGCGGGTTGGGTGCAGGGGCTTCCTGCTCTTCGACTACCGCGGCGGGTTCCGCCTCAACGGCTGTTTCGGCCTGAGCAGGCTCGACTGCGGGCTCTGCTGCAACCTGAGGATCTTGAGTTTCGTCCGACATTACCCCTCCATCGCCTTTACGTTGTTTTGCCTGACTCTCTCGTCATGGCGGATTGGGCCTTGTGAAGCACGCTCCGCGAACCGCCTTCGCTCAGCCACGCCGATAAACTTGCGCCCGGACTTCGGCGGAACGGCTGGAACCTCTTCTCCGTTGCGCACTGCATTCCGGCGTGATGCCTCGCTCAGGACCTCGCGGATATCTTCCACAGACTCTAGGACAGTTGCTAAATCCGAGTTTTCCCCAACGCTCGCCAGCACGTTCTGATTCACTCGGTCCAGGTTGGCAAGGATGGTTTCGTCCCGATCCCGGGAATCCTCGGAGGTTATGTGGACATAACGGAAGCACAGGCAGACGGAAATCAGAGTGATGAGGCAGATTACGAGGATCGCCGCTTCCATCTCAGTGCCTTCCTCCCGGTGGTAGGGTGTGCCTTCTTCCAGTCCTGCTCAAACTTGACTCGGTTGAGATGAATCATTGAATAGTTGGGCACAGGCACGTCTTCCACAAGCGGACGGACCCGCTCACGGAACACCTCTTCCTTCGGTTTCGCAGCCGGGCGGCCGAAGATGTCATAAAGTCCATACCCCGCGCCCTGAAGCGGATCGTCACCCAGGAACTCAGCAATCACTTCGACATTCAGGTCGTCGCGCGGCGCCCTGGGGATCACTTCAATCAGGTGTGAGCACTTCCGGCTGATCTTCCATGCCGGTATCTCGAACGGATTGCCCTCTGAATCCTCGCCAATGTCGATGCGCTTGGTCATCAGCTGCAGCATCAATTGTTCGCGCCCGAGCTTGTCGCGCCCTGAGTTGTGCGGAGCAGGCAGGCCAGCCGCCACAATCGTTGGTGTCATGCGCGTTGCGACCGGCCGCGAATCCGCCCCGTAACTTTTGGTCGTATTGCTTGCGAAGGCATCATGGCTCAATGCAAACGACTGAAACTTCACATTTTGCCTTAACTCTTCACGGCAGAAATCGACGATCACTTCCGCCAGATCTTCCGGGGCCTTGTGCTTCACGAGCAGTTCATCGTAGGTCAGCACGTCTCCGTCATCGCGCATGGCGTGCTTATAGATCGCTGCGGGGTGTTCGTAGCCCCAGTCTGCCGAGAGCCAGCGCTTGTGCCAGTAGGCAATTTCTTCAGTGCCTTCCTCGTACACCAATTCTTCTTCATCCCAGCCGCGGGCAAAGTATCCGCCGGCCACGCCCCAGATTCCCTCTTTCAGCGCCTCTCTGACCGCCTCGTCATAGCTCATCAGGTTCTGCAGGAAGCGGGGATCGTTGGCATAGATCGGGTTTGATCGATAGGTTGCCGGGAAGTACGGGTAGTCCTCGGGCCGATAGTATTTGCGCTGCTCTTCGTCCATCTCTTCGCAGGGACGGTGCTTCACAAACACCTGGTGAACCCAGTGCGCCCCGACTCCGATCGGGTTGCCGGATCCATACTTGCGCGTCTTCCGGCTTACCGGGCAGCGGTTCCATGCCGATGTGGCATTCCACTGCTTGAAAACGAATTCGCAGAGTTCGTCGTAGTAGATGTGGAACCACTGGCCTTGAAAGTCCCACGCATCCGATTCGCGCTGCATGGCGCCGAAGTAGGTTCGCGCTCCGTTGCGCCATTCGATGTACGGCCGCCCAGTCCCTCCGCCTACAAACTTGCTGTAGAGCTCTGCCGGAAAGAGTTCTCTGGCGCGGGTGATGACCGTCGCCTCGAGCTTGGGGTAGGTGCGCCTGAGGGTGAGGGTCTGAACTTTGGGGCCGTCTTCGCGGTTGAACTCATTGACGGCGATGAACTGCTCCATCAGCGCGGCGGCGGTTTTGCCTGGGCCGGCTGCCCCGCCCAAGAATCCATACGGCGCCGGCGAGCGATGGAAGTCTGCCTGGAACGGGTAGGGACTGTAGATGCGATCGAGGTTGAAGCGCCCTTTGTCGTCAATGAAGCGCTGTTCGCCTGAGCGGATATCCGAGATCACCGGCTGATCGTTGCGCTGCCTGAAGTCGGAGCAACTGCAAAGTTGAAGCGCAGCCATCCGCCGGCAAAGCTGAACACTGCCGAAGCGCCTGAGGCGACAACAATCGCATTCGTGGTGTCCGCGTCCTTAAGTGCCTTGTAGTTCCCGGTGGCATCTGCAATGTTGGTTGCCTGGACGGTGAGGTCCTTGTCGGTTGCGTTGGTGACGAGCAGCTTGTCTCCCGCTGCAGTGCCTGAGGGTCCGACGTGCACCTGCTGAGTGTTCGAGAGGCCGGTATCGGTTGCGGCGTTGTTCACAAGCGCGACTGTGTCGCCGGGAGTCAGGGCTATCGCGGGTACCGTGTTGTACGCTGGCATGGCCTGAGATTAGGACTTTGAGCGAGGGTGCGTTATGCACACACCTCAGCGGTAGGAGCGCTTGCAGACTTGGCAGGTGAACCGTCCGAAGCTGAAGAAGCCCCGGTGGGTTGGGTCTGTTGGGCATCGCCGCGGGCCGCCGCTGGATTCCGGTTCAGGTAGTTGGGCAGGTGCCTCTCGTTGTCGAGCCAGTTCACCGCGCACCCGTTGCACCGGATGTAGTCCGACCGCCTCACTCTCGGTTTCTTGCAGAACGGGCACGGCGGCTCTGTTCCCACCTCGTTGCGGCGCATCTCCCTCAGTGCTTCCTGATCCTGCGGCGTCAGCATGTCCATGGTTCCATCTCCTTGACCTGCATTTTGGATTCGAGCATTGAGAAGGAATCTTATCGCCTCGCAGCCATACATACGAGCACACATCGCACTTCCACGCATCGGCCTTCACTTCGCCCATGAGTGCAACCTACTCGGAATTGTGTGAGTGTGTTTTCCTCAGTTGAGTGCGTTCTACTCTTCCGGCGGCCTCGGTATCGTGCTCACGATCTGCAGCGGACCTCCACCTGGGCCGGTGTGCTCTGCTGTGATGCGCTCACCGTACTTCTTCGGATCCAGCTGCCCTGCCCGGCGTAACGTGGTCTGCACAAGCAATTTAGAGCGCTCTACATTGTCGCTGCGCGTGACCGTCGTCTTTTTGCCGTCCGGCCCGTCTTCAGTGCGCTCAATCGTCCCGATAAGTGCCTCACGTGCATACCTTTGCGCCCGGTCGTGCAGAAGCTGAGCCTGCAATGTTCGCGCGCGCGCGGAACGCTGACTGAAAGATTCATTGCTTTCGAGCCAACGGTAAATCGTTCTCAGGCAAGGCGTTGTCTTTTGTTGCTGCAGCCGCTCTTCTGCGAGTTGGGAGAGGATGTCTTCGAGTCCGAGGTCGGAGGTAGCGATGCGATCGCAGATTTCTTCCGCGAGTTCTTCATCGAAAGGGAGTGGAGTTCTGGACATGTGCTTGTGTTGGAGCAGATTATCTCAGGTTCTCTTGAGCGCGGTTGTGCACTCTCTGGCCCTTGCGCATCCCTACTTCTCCTCTGGGGCAGCGGCCAGCAATGGCATATCGTCGCAGCCAACACCAAAAGCCTCTTCGCGTCTGCGCTTGATCTGCGCTCGCCCCTCTTCGGCCGATATGCCCCGAATCTGAATCGTATGCGGAAAACAGTAGCTTGAACCGAGCGGGCCGCATGATTTGTTCGGACACCCCGGCCAGTAGCAATCGGGCCACGCCGCAAACGCCTCTGGAGTCGGAAGTCCATCTGGACCCGGTTCAACCCATTCGTGGTTAGGATCGATAAAGCGTGTCATCTCGTCTCCCCTCGTGCATCGCCTTGCGTCAAGGCGGCTGGACATAAACCAGTTTGTGTCAAGCTCACGCCTCATCTCCTTTGCGCTCTCTGTTCGGTGCAGAGCGGTGGTTCCATGCCGCGATGGCCTCCGCCTCAGTTTCAAAGCCGTCCGTCATTGGCTGCACGGGGCAGTCGATGTTGTCGCAGTAGGCTACCCATTGCGTTCCGGTAAGCCCTGCGCTGATGCGCCCCGAAATCGGAGGATCGGTACACCAAGGACACTCTTTCAACTCATCCATGCTGTCCTTCCCCTTCCTTGTTCGGTGCAGCTATGCCTGCGAGGGCGGCACGGGCATTGGCGAGAATAGCCGGGTACGGGATCTCGCGGGCAGCCGCATATAGGTTCTCCAGCGCCTTCGTAAGCTCAGCAACGCGGGATTCGAGTAGGGCCACGGTCTGCTTGTGATAAGAGAGCAGAACAACTTCCATCTCTTCGCGGCGAAATTCATCGCCATCCATGCGCCAACACTCGGTCTTGAAACTCGGCACCTTCTCAGCGTTCGGAATGCAGACGTGTGCCGAGTTGAAGTTGAATGCGCTTCCGCACCACTGACAGATCATCGGCCCACCTATCTGCTCATTTACGTCCATCTGCTTCCTCCCTCAGTACGCGTCTGCTTTTCGCGCTTCAAGCAGTTCTTCCTCAAGCCTGTCGATCCGTTCTTGCATCATGCACTGATCGTTGCGGATGCAGTCACAGAACGCCTCTGCCAGTTCTAGCTCTTGACGCAGGTTCGCAACCCTGTTTCTCCAATGCGCCTCAACATAGAACGAACCTTCCAGCGCCTTCTTTGCAATCTCCAGCTTGTCGCTAATTAGCATCTGCTTCCTCCTGGCGTGGCTTGCTTGGGGCGGCGAGTCTCTGAGCAGCGTCTGCCCATGCTTCGGCTTCCGTGTCTCCGCGACCAACGATGTACTCGCCGTTTGCAATCTCCCAGAACGGCTCCGGCTTCACCCAAAAGAAGTGCATGGGCTGCGCATCCGGCCACTTCTGCTTCACAATCTCTTCTGCGCTCATTCGCCTTCCTCGCTACCGTGACTCCGCTACCCCTGTAGGTGCTGTGGGGCGGGGAGGGATGTTGAGCTTCTGGCCCCACCAATTGTTGTCGAAGTCGCAGGCAGCGGCTTCCGGCGTCTCTCCGAATCCGGCTACTCCTTCCTGAAGGTTCTCGCCGTACAGGGCGCACCACATATTGCCATCAGGGAAGACCCGTGGCTTTAGCGCAAACGAGGGCCGCTGTATAAACAACGCCGTATCGCGGACGTACTCAAGTATCCTGCTCGCTTCCCATGAAAAGTCGCTCACCGCTCATCCTCCTGTCGTGAATCTTTCGGGGCCAGTTATCTCGCACATACCGCACACATCGCTGTCCGCTTTGTCCTGCGATCCTTCGGCACGTCCCCGGCCTCGAATCTCTGGCGCAGCCCCTTCATCGCGGCAGGCCATGTATCCCGCCCCTCAGACCTGAACGTATGGCCCGTTAGTGTTTCCAGTGCCTCTCTCTGCATCCACCGCTCCGGGTATCGCTTCCAGAACAGCCACCACTCATAGAGCGTCTGGAAGAAGCAGGCATCGCAGTCCGTGCGCTCTGGGATAACGATGCCATGGCAGTCCAGGTAGCTCAGAACGTCCTGAACGGTCCAACCCCACTCGTCCATCGGAAAGCGCCTTGTAATCCCGTCGATGCGGTCATAGTCAACGCCTTCCCGATCCCCGCTCTCGTCTGCCCTGATGCCGATGTACACCGTCGCCTCTCCGATTGACCGGATAAACTTCTCGAAAGGAACGATCTTGATCATCCGCGTACACCAGCGCATCCGCCAGTTCGGGAGCGCCTTCTGGATGTGAATGAGCTGATCCATCGTATGCGTCGGCAGCGGCGTGATCTCCCCCAGCAGGGAGCGCAGCTTCTGAAAGTGCGCATCCATCTCGGGAAGCTCCCAGCCCGTTGGCGTGTAGACGTACTCGTACTGGCGCGGCTCCTTCTCTTTGAGGGCAAGTGCCATCGCAACCGAGTCCTTCCCGCCAGAGAGGGCTACGATGTGCCTCACGCGGTCTCTCCCTTTCGGGACTTTTTCGTGACTCCCGCATCTACAGTGCCATTACAGGCAGGCACACTGCGCTTGGCCTCTGCCTCGCTGATTCGTTTCTCTGCTTTAGGGCGCAGGGGCATCCCATCGCGCTTCTGCTGTACCCACCGAACCACGCCCTCGAAGCCGTCTTTGCGGAACACGTCGCGCAGCGGTATAGCTTCGGAGATGTCGAACCCTTCGGCATCAGCGGCGGGGACAAACAGGTCATTGACCAACACAGAAAACGCGACCTTTTCCGGGTGCTCGTAGGGTTCCGAGTGCGTGAATGCACTTTCCTGCGAATGGAAGAAGATGATGTCAGCACAGGCCAACTCCATCAATGCCCGATACTGCTCAAGCTCTAAGTCGCGTTGTGAAAATTTCGGGACTTCGGTATCAACGCCCGTAGACGGAGACGGCACACTGGGGGAGTGGACGTGGATGGTGACGCGCCACTCCTTCTCCCAGAACCTCAATAGATTCAACACGCGTTGAATGTCGCTCTCTCTACCAGTGATTTCGACTAGCTGACTCTGGATCAGTTGTTCTGCCATCGCTTCCCCTTTGAAGCAGGGCTGCTCGTCACAGCAGCCCACTGTGTTCACCGTTTTGTTCAAGAAAGGTGAATCCCTTCAGGCAGTTCTCTGCCATCACCAAACCCGTGTGACGCCGGTGCCTTTCTCCTAAGCCGGTTGCCGGCCTAAGCTCGTGCCTCGGTCCTTCCTGCAGCAACTTCAGATTGATGAAATTGCGCCAGGTCCTTCGGGCCGGATTTCTTTTTCTTTGGCTTCGTCTCATCAGCCGGCGGATTCATATCGCTCGAGAGCGCCTGCGTCTCAACTTCAGCAATCGAGGTCTGCTCTGGGGGAGCCGCTTTCGCGCCAAGGGACCTTGGGAAGCCCATGAAGACCTCGTGCCCTGCCATCTCGCCGATCCATCCCCAGAAATCGCGGGTGAAGGGGATATAGGCCTTGAAGTGCAACTCGACCTCTGGATCCTCTGGTTCGCCTGCACGAAGCACAACGAACTTCCGAATTTCCGCAGCAGGAACCTTCGCCGATGGAGCCTCGAATAATTCCCCTTTTGGCTTGTCGTTATCGAAGGCGAGCGTCAGATCAACCAGCTGCTCAATTTCCGGGATGAACGTCTTGCAGTGCTTTGATACCTGCTCAAAAGCGATGCCCAGCCAATCCGGCATGCCCACTACCGATCCATCAGAGAGCGGCATAGTCACAGGGAGGCAGATTCTGCGGTTCGAGGTTTGCAGCGTGGGCGAGCCTAGAACTACGCGGCGGCTTGACCCAGGAAAGAAGGTGGTCTTGTCCATTGCGATCCTTTCGTTTCAGGCGACATTCGCCGCCGGCTGTGGGGTTGAGGTTTGAGGTGCTTTCTTGTAGCCCTTGCGAGGGCCGCGTTTCCGTGCTGCACCGATGCGAACGCGGTCCAGAACTTCGTTGTAGTTGGTTTGGGAGTTGAGCGAGATGTACTGGCAGTAGCAGGTCTCCGCAGCAAGCAGGCCTTGAAGCTGCTGCTCGCTGCTTGGCTCGATCGCGAGGATCAGATCGCCCCCGCGCTCCATACTCTCTGGCGTGGCATAGCCATTCACGCGGAGCACGTATGCCAACTCAGAGCGGCGGGCTTCGTTAGAGTCGATGATTAGAATGCGCTTTCTTGGACGCACGGTTCAGGGCCTTTCTGTTCAGGTTTGCGGAAGAATCTTGCTGGGGAGCCATGGTGCGCGGCCGCAAGGCGCTTCATGAGCACACCACGGTCGTAGCTTGAAAGGGTCGCGTAGCTGAATGCCAGAATCGCTAGAAACGCCTGCTCTGATAGGTTTCCTTTGCGCTCATTGCACTCGCCGCAGCAGATGCGCATGTTATCGAGAGAGAACGCCCCGCCAGCCGTGCGAGGCTTCGCGTGATCTAGCGTGAGATTCAGGATGTCGATCGGGACTTTGCAGTAATGGCATTGAACGGCATTCAATCCAACCCGCTTCCATAGCCAGTGCGATAACTGCTCGCGATTGAATTCGATCTCCATCGCCTGTCGACGGATCAGCCCAGCGCGCTTGCCTGATTTCCATTTCTTCGGCGCGGCCATCGTCTGCTGGCTCTTCCAAAGCTTTGCAATGCGCTCTTCGAACATCTGCTGAGTGATCACGCTGCACACTCCCGAATCATCGCCTTCAAAAACGTCTGATCGAACTTGCGCAACTCCAGGTGCTCCAGGTGATCAAACACCCACATCTGCACCTCGCAGGGAGCGAAGTTGCCGAGCGAGTTGACCTTGATAGGCCAGCGCTGCAACAGCAGTCTCAGCGTGTCGCCGCGGTCGATCCCCATCAGCTGCGCCAACTCTTCCCGGGTGTAGCCCCGATCCTTGACGCGCGCGCTCTGCTCAAGCAGGTGCATCCGGCAAATCACCGATTCCTCCGAGCGGCCCAGAATCTTTGCAATCCGCCACACCGGAAGCCTGCCTGCATACTGGCGGATATTCTCGTCTTCAACTTCAGACCACGGCCGGTGATTGCGCCTCACCCGCACAATGCCCAGCATCCGCGCTCTGCGTCTGCACTCCCGCGTTCGAACTCCCTTGCGCATGGCGAACTTCTTCAAGGCAGCTGCAGCCAGGCCGTGCGAGGAGATCGCGTAGATGCGCCTGATCTCGGCATCGTCTTCAGCGCTCCAAGAGATGCGGGTGCGAGTGGTCATGCGGACACCGCCAATTGAGGTTTGAAGCACCGCGCAATGTGCTGCGCCAGAGGAAAGGGAATCTTGGCAATCATGGCCGCGGCGAGTTTGCGACGGGCTCCGATATGCTGGCGCTTGTCTTCGATAGTTCTCTCGTAACCGCAATCTCTCGAGGTGAATCTGGCGCCGAGTCCGACATTGGTTCTGCGGGTCGCGGCCACATTGAATCCGACCTCTGACAGTTTGATTGAAGGTACTTTAATAGGCCTGCCGAGCGGCATCAGCGCCGGCACATCTCCCCACAGGTAAAAGCTCCCATAGTTCCACTGAGCACGGCCTACCCACTTCTGAGCTCCCCTGACGTTCTCGACAATCAGCGGGATGTAATGCCCTGCGGCTTCGCTTGCCTCCCGCTGGATCCTGAAGCACTCATTGAACAGCGTGTTATCCGGGGGACGGAGAGCCTTGGCGCGTTTCCACGGCATTGCCCGATAGCTGTATGCCTGGCAGGGAGGAGACGCCACAATCACCGCCGCGTCCTTCAGTTCCGAGCCGTGAATCGATCGCACGTCCCTGAGAATCAGTTTGCCGGGATAGCCGCCTGTGCCGTAGTCATGGGCTTCGATGTCGAACCCGACGACGTCATAGCCCTCTGCAAGAAATCCCTCAGCCCATCCACCCAACCCGCAAAAGAGGTCGTACACTTTCACCGGATCAAGCCCTCCAACCTGCTTCCAAAAGCCATCAGAGCGTGTACCAGCTTCCACAAAAACCACGCCAGCAAGCAGAAGCCGATTGCCATGCTGGGCAGTCCGTACCAGACGAGCATCTGCATTGCGCTCAGACTCTCCTCCTCTTCGCGCAATATCTCTGGCTTCCGATAGGGGTTCACTACCAGCGTGGGCTTGGTCATCGGGCACCTGACCTCGTCAGCCATTCAGGCATCCGGTAAGGAACCATTTCGCCAGCGCTCTCTTGGGCTTCATCCTGGACCACGGTCATTTCGGCCTGGCACTCCACCCGATTGCCACGTTCATCGAAGCGAATCAGACTCCGGCATTTGCGGAATAGGTCATCGGTACTTCGCGGGAAGCCGCTCAGTGTCGCCTTACATGTGGGGCACTGCCAACGAACCAGGCGCTCAGACTTCGCAGCGGCGGAGCGGTTCTGCCGTGCGATAGATTCGGCCTCGATGAGCCTCAGCAATGCGCCCATCTCAGGTATCGCCGACTCATACTCCGCACGGGCCGTTTCTCCAAGCTTGCCGAGTACTGCCAGCACGTCAGGGGTATGCTCTTTGGCGAGCCTAGACGAGAAGAGTTGCAGGCTGTCCCTCGTCAGCGTCCCACCCCGCAGCGTCGCAGCGTCTGTCAGCGCTTTCTTGATCTTCGTTAAGGGACTCTCGGAGGATGTCGTGGTTCGATTTTCGGTTTGCATTTGCCCTGCTTCCGGCCCCCGCATAGGGGTTTGTGATTGCCTTTTCGACGTTCCTGTCGTTTTCAACTAGCCAGTCAAACGTTGCTATCCAGCCCCGGTCGTTGTCGCCTCGCAGGAAAGGTTTTCCCCGGCAACATTCGACAGCTTTCCCGAAGCGCTCAAGCGTCATGCCCTCCCGCATTCGGGCCTGAACTTTCTTCCGCCTGGAGTCAGTGAATTTTTCGACTTTCGGGAGTGGCCCTCGGTTCCGGTTCCAAGCATTTGCGAACTCTTCGGGCCGCACAGAGAGCTTTAGCTCTCCTTCTTTTCCTGTTTCTGTTAGTGTTAGTGTTCTTGTGTCGGCTGAGCGTGACGGTGAGGCATCGGTGACCGTACGGTGACCGTCAGTTTTTTCTACGGTGACCGTTCTCTTTTTGCGCGGTGACCGTACTTTTGTGGTCCGCTTGGCTGCTTCCTGCCGAGACTCGAAGATTCGTTTCGCCTCTGTCCACTCTTCGAAGCAAACCCGGTTCCGCAGCCGTCCGTCGGGGAGAACTTCGAAATTGCGAAGTATCCGCAACGAATGCGCGGCCCAGAGCTCATCGCCAAGGCCGCTCTTTTCAGCCAGTTCGAGAGAGTCGCTGGGAAGGGTGCAATCCTCGCTTTGCCACTGGCAGCAGAGAAGTTCCCAATATCCGTCACGCGCCGCAGGATGCATGGCTCGTACAGCCGGCGATCCCCGCCACCTATCTATATGCCTTGGCATCCACTGCTGCCACTTAGCTGGCATTTTCCCCTTATCCCCCGTGCAACCCAAACACCCTGTGAGTGAATCTGAACGTCCAAAGCCCTATACCTGCGCTGAAGTGAAGCGGCCTTTTTTAAGGCGCCCTTAGCGGTCTGGCAATCTTTCCGTTGTGCTCTTTGCCGTGACACCTGTGACAAAGCGTCCGAACGTTTTCGAGCGTGTCGCCGTGGTTCCTCTTGCCGCGCTTGTGTGCCATGTCGTACGCCAGCGGATCCCCGTCATAGCGCGGCCAATAGAATGTCGGTGTCCCGCATTCCTGGCAGCAGCCCTTGTCCCGGTCCCAGCAGTCCTTGCGTAGCCGCAGTAGGGCCATCCCTGTAAGCCGGATGACCAGCTTGTGAGTGCGCGGCGTCGGTCGCTTCGAGCGCAGCGGGGTTTTGCGGCGGAGAGGGGTGCGCTTCACGGCACACGCTCCAATTGATTCTCATCAAGGAAGTCGTATGCGCTCCCGGCAAAGTCGTTGACGTCGCCCTCTGCGCCCTGCTCCAGCACCTCTCCGTCTTCGGTGATGATCTCGACTGGGAAGGGCGCTATCGGTTTGGCGTTGTGCTCTGCGAAGAAGTACTCGATTTCGGCGTTCAGCTTCAGCACCTGTTCTGTGTAGTGCCGAATCAGATCCTCATCTCGCTTCATGCGCCTATAGAAGAAGCGGAGGTTGGGATCTTGAATGCGAGGATCGAAGCTGACGAAGTCGCACCATTGGCGCTCTGTGCAGGCAAGCTCCCATTGAATCTGCGGCACGTATTCTTCCGGCACAACCCCGCCTTGGTGATAAGCAAGGTGTGTTGTGGTCTCCGGACACTTAATCTCTAAAACTCCAGAGTCGCCTACCAGGGAATCAGGGCTGCTCCCAGTGAAGTCGTAACGTGGATGGAGCACAAAGCTCACCGGCGCACACATCTGCCGCATGACGGACTCGTAATACATCCGCGCATCGTCCTCTGTGTTGGTGCCATGCTCCATCGCGGGAGAGACGTAGTGATCTTTAGCCCTGCCTGTCAGCCGCTCTGCAATGACTTCCAGCTTGTAGGCATCGCGCTTGGCTGAGGGGTCGCCCGCCTTCTTTGCTCCTGAGGCACGAGTCAGAACCGAGATCACGTCTGCGATGCGGGAGCCGGTAATCCGGCCGATTCGGTTTTTAATCCAGGCATCGCCCTGCTGGCGTCCATAGGTTGCTCTCATGGCTAGAACCTCACCGTGACGTGTGGAATGGAACCGGCTGCGAGAGCGGAGGCAACCACATCTGCCTGATCTGGAGGAACATTCAGAGAGGCAATCGCTTCGCTGATCTCGCCGAGTACCCGCCGGCGAATCCGTGCGCTGGCCTCCCGCCGCTCCTGTTCTTCTTTCTTGCGCTTCTCTTCAGCAGCTTGGCGCTCGCGTTCCGCTTTGACCGCAGCCTGTTTCTCGCGCTCGGCTCTCTCCGCAGCTTCTTTGGCATCGCGCTGCGCCTTCTCTTGGGCGAGCTTTGCACGGGTCTCTGCATCTTTGGCGCGCTGTTCGGCGGCTTGCTTTTCGGCCTCAATTCGCTGGCGTTCCTGTTCGGCTTGGCGGCGGGTGCGTTCTTCCCTTTCCTTTGCCTCCCGTTCAGCCTTTTCTTGAGCCTCGCGGGCGATACGCTCTTCCCGCTCTTTATGCTCACGCTCAGCGGCTTCGGCTCTGAGCCGGGCCAGCTCGGCCTGTTCGCGGTCGTACTGTTCGCGCTTCAACAAGGCATCTACAAGCTGCTTGCGGGCGACAGCCTTAATCCCGGCTGCCTTCATGCCGAACTCTTCCCAGTCGCGGGTATCGCCGTCGATTTCCTTGAGGCGGTCTCCGATTGCTTCGGCGCTCAGCGTCTGCCAGTTCTGGAGAGAATATGGCCCGGCCTGCTCGATCTCAGAAAGCGCCTTTTCGTGTGCAGCGATGCGCGCCTTGTCCGCGTTCTCCCATTCGGTAAGAGGCTTGCGAACCTCATCCTGCAGCTTTTCCAGCCGATCCCAGATACGGGCGCCTTCCTCGTCAATCCGCTTCAGACGTCGCTTTTCATCGGCAACAAGGT